TCTCCAAATATGCGAGGTCGTCTACGAGAAGGAGATTTACTTGCTCTCCGTCCATAGTCTGGATACCTCACGTTCTTCCCTACGCGCCAGTTCTCCAAAGACATACGTCTCTGCTGTCTGACACTCTGTTGTTCAGCCTTACTGTCCTCTTCCTCTTTAAGCTTTAGTGTTGCTACACTCTTGGCTTCAGCCAGTAATGCAGGAAACAGTTTAGCAGAGAGGTGAGGGGTAAAGTTGTTCTTGTGCTCCCAAGGTGGGATTTCAGTAGCATACACCTGAGACTCTTGCCCCTGTAGTGTCGCTTCTATCTCTTTATCCCAGCTATCGAATACAACATACTCATCATCAAACGAGGTGTAGTATTCTGGTTGCTTGTTGTTCTTGATGTTGAGCCTTACGCCCTCATGGTTTTCAACCACGGTGACATTCTCATCATCACTATTCCGATTCTCGCACTTGAGTAAGAAGTCATTCTCATCAAGATACTGCATCTCAAGCATGCGTCTTCGCGTTTCATTAGGCTTACGACGGTTATACTTGATGAACTTCACAGTGCCCACTGCTTCAGGGACGTGTAGGAAGTTCGGTTTCGTACTGTCTGCGACACTCTCTAACAACATTAACTTGTTACTATGAGCCCACAGTCTCCGTGACCACATCTCGTAATAAGTTGTTTTAACCATCTGAGCAACTTGTAGACTTTCTTCTGTGTCTGTTATGGCATTTACCGCATCACCATTAATATCGTTTAGTATGTCTTGTACCATTGCCAGTAGTGTCATCTTCATACCATTGTCCTCCCGACGTTATTACACATTGTAATGAAGTCTTCTAAATTTAAATCACTCTTAGCGATATTAACAGTCTTACCTACAAACCACACATTGTCTTGTGTATATCCGTAGTCAGAGTCTATTCTATCCAGAGAGACTGTGTTAGGTAGGTTTGAAAGGATGGAGAGCTCTTCCCCAGTTAGAGCACATATACCTTTCTGTGCTTCCCACATCTCACATAAGAAGTCTAAATCTAATGTGTATTGTCTATCCTTTTTCTTAGCTCTAATCTTAGCCGAACAACCGATAACATTCATCCTAGCTCTAACGGAAGACTCTATAATATCTTTACGTCTAATATTAATAACTTCGTTCTTATCCTTGTACCTAAGCTGTCGGCTATTCATTACGCTATGTCCTCTAATAGGATTAGTGAGAAACTTGCATCTGTGAAGGTGATTGTCCCGGGCTTATCACTTGCCGCCGCAATACCTACCACATCGCTGACATCAAGGAGTATCACTCCACTAATAGCCAGTGAGTTAATATCTGTTGAAGTCTTCGTCTTATCCCTCATCACTTGTCCTACGACAGGTCCTGTGAGGTTAAGCGGGTCAGCTTGATTCTTATATAGGGTTATGCCTAGCTCTCCATCAGAGATTGTATTGCTCTCCGAGAACCAGAAGTTAAACTGATATAAACCCTTTGTTTCTATAACAAAGTTGCCATTAGCATCTATTGTAATACCATTTGCTGAACTGAGAGACATGTCATCTGTAAAATGTACAAAGTCATCTAATGTTCTTAGTGTTGAATCACCTGCCGCAACCACTGTGATTCCCTGAGGAGGTTCTCCCGAGGTGAGATTCTTATCTGCATATGCGATTGTATTGTGAGGATTAGCTACGTCAGCGTCTAACCAACTACCACTTCCTGCGCCATCGGCTACATAAATCTGTCCAGCATCTGCCGAACTGACCCCTTTAGGTTCATGTATAAACGGGTCTTGAATTGTGTCATGTTCTGACATGCTATACTCCTTAAATGAAAAAGGGGCAGGCAAGCATTGCCCACCTACCCCTAATTGGTTATACCTTCTCGTATGTTACGACAAGTTCAACATGTCCACCATAAGCGGCATCGCTCTCTACCAGACCGGAAAGGTCTACAGAAAGTGTTGCGCCTTCATCGGCAGTCTTAGATTCATCAATGGGAACATTGAATGTACCGATAACGTCTACTGCTTGAGGTGCAGTGTTAACCACTGTATCATTCAGATAGACATCCGCGACTGAACCAACAGCGAAACCATGATTGACGATAGCTCGCATAGAGACTATCTCTGACACGCGAGGAATCTCAACGCTGTAAGCACGAGTGTTAATAACACCATCCTCAGCTTGAATCTCCTTACCTGACAGTTCAAACACGACATCGTGTGTTAGACCGTTGTTGTTAGTTACACCACCTACTCCGCCTAGACCGAGAGGACCATATCGCTTGACATGGTCTCCGTCGTTAGTCTTGTCAGAAGATGGCAAACCGTTTAAGTCACCAGCACCCCATTGGTTCTGGTCTTTTGTAATACGACTCATATTAAGTCCTCCTTATTTGTACTTCATTGCAGAAGTAAGAATAATCAACAGAGAGTCCAAACGCTGGAGACCGAAGCCATAACGAGCTGTTTGCACAAACTCATCGCGTTGTTTATCCTTGTTACGTTCACCTTCTACACGAGGCTGTTGTCGCCAAGCCGCCATAAGTGGCTTAACATGGTCGTCAGCAATACACATGAAGATATTCGCAATAGCATCGTCAATCTGAACAGTCTCAATCGTTTCCGTAACCACTGCTGGTAGACGGTTAGATGTCATGATGTTCCAACCATAAAGGTTGATAACGAAGTTATGGTCACGGGCAAAGCCGTTCTCCAGAATATCCTGCCATACTTGGTTATTACCCAAGTCTCCTTGACCAGATACAATCTTATAGACGATGTTGAATGTTGCTTCAACAATAGGGTCTACAATGCCGACACGACCTGCCATAGGCACTTCGTTCTTGTTAAAGACCAGTCGAGCAACAATTAAGTCCTCTAAGTCCATAACGAAGTCGGGACCAGTACCAGCAGAGCCAATCATACGATGGGGGAAACCATCAATAGAGTTGTCATCGTTAGGTGTCTGACCATCATTCAGGGTTGACAGAGCCTTTGATTCAAAGTGCTCTTGGATTGCGCGAGTAGCTTCTTTACCACGTACTGCTAACAGTGCGTCTGTTTGAGAGCTGTCTTGACGGAACTTATCAGTAACGTACCAGCCGTCACCTACATATTCCGAGATACGTAACTCTACGTTACCAGTCTCAATTGGGCTATAAGTAATAGCTTGGTCTTCTTCAATTTCTTGAATCTGAGCCTCACCTATAGTTTTGATATTCAGGACTTCGCCCTCACCAAAATCAGATACGTCACGGTAGAAGTTTGTTGGCAACAGACCGTCGTGTAGATTTTGGAGGATGAAATCTGAATACTGTTCCGCTTCGATAAACGAGCGGTTGGTTGTAGTCAAAATCATTTACTTTCTCCTTAGGAGGGAACTTCCACTCCTAATCGTTTATTGGTTGCTTCCTGTGATTTCTTCCAAGCGTCTGTCAGAGTATTACTGTCCGTTGCGCCCATAATCGTTTCTGGTTTCTCAGCAGGCTTGCCATCTGACAAATCTACTATGTGTCCACCGCCATCGGTAATTGGGTCACTCTGAACTGCTTTCTGTACATCAACTCCTAGAATCTTCAAAGTAGCTTTTGGGTTTGTCGCAATCATGCTGTTAATCTCATCTTCATTAAAGCCCAAGTCCTGAGCTTTTCCGTACATGGTTTCACTAGCTTTCTCGCCGTACAACTTCTTGAAGACTCCCGTTACGGTAGCAATGTTCGTCTTAGTGGTTGTCTCTGAGTCACGTTTCACAAGCAGTTGTTCTACCTGTGCCGCAACATCCTCAGCAGATATTCCTGCTGGGGCTTGTTCTCCTGACTTGTCATCAGGCTTCTTCTTCAAGGCTTCAACAATGTTCTCAATACTCATACCTGTTTCTGCTTTGGCTCTTAGCTCCTTTAGCTCAGCCTCCAGATTTGTAATATGTGATTGAGCATGTACACTACCTTTCAGAGCTTCCTCTGTAGTAGTGTACTTCTGTTCACCTTGTTCGTTTAAAATCAAACTCAGATAAGTCTCTGAATCTGAAACACCTTCAGCAGGTTTTGCCGCTGGCGTACCTTCTTCCGTAGGTTTCTGTTCACCTTTGAAAATATCGGTCATATCTCTATTCCTGTGTGTAATTTAACAGTGCTTTTATTTCTTCAAGACATCTGTTGTATCCTATATGGTCAGCTTGTCGCTGTGCCCAATTAGGGATTTCATAATTATCCTTCTTCAATTGGCTCTTATCATTTGCCTTCTGCTTAGCTTCTAGCAAATCATAGAACCGCTTGAACAGGTCCATCTGCTCAAGCATCTTCTTTTCAAACTCTTCTGGATTCTCGATACCAGCAATCCATTTGCTGTTTATCTTCTTCATTATCCCGCCATATCAGGTTGTGCCGCAAGCTCTTGCTCCTCAGCAGAGAGAGCGTTAGGGTCACTAACCTCCTCCTCTGTTGGGGTAGACATGTCAGATTGCGTCTGAGCCTGAAGCTCCATAGCGATTTCCTGACCCTCTGCTTGTTCAATGATGCCGATGAACGGCTTAACAAGAGAGTAGCGTTGCAACTGTAAGTTATCCTCTACCAATCGAGCCAGTGCTTTACCAGAGATGTGAGGCATAACCAACTGTCCCATCACTCCATTAAGAGTCATGTTGAGGTTCTGCAACACCTGTGCCTGTTGAGCAAAGTGTCGAGCACCGATAGGTCGGATGATGCCTTCTGCCATCAAGTCCTTAACTGTCAAGGACATAAAGGTTTCAACACCCAGTTCCTCGTTAAAGGTCCGTACAACCTCAGAACTATCCATCTCTACTATGGCATCAGCAAGCATGCTGTTCATCATAGGCTCAAGCTGGTTAATCTCGAAGTTGGTAATCTTCTCTTGGAAGATACGTCCTGCCGCGTTGTCGAGAGACTGTACCTCAAAGGCTGTCTTCTCACCCGGGGTACGTACGCCCATAGCTTCTTTCGGAGCACCAGCGAATAGTTCCATACGAGCTTCAAGTACCTGAATCTCATTGTTAGCCATAGCTACACCACCAAGATTCTGACCCAGTTCTTTAACTGAGCCCTCGCCTGTGATGTGTATCTCTGTATTAGGTTCCCACACGAACGGGTCAACATCGCCTTCAATAACAAGAGGAGGATGTACCATCAAATCCTGAGCATCTGCCTTCAGATTCTCTAAGTGGTCAATACGGTATTGCATGCCAACTAGGTTATCTAGTGGTCCCATTGCATATAAGTTGTCCGTACGTTTACGCCATCCGGCGTGGGAAATCCTAGCCTTACCCAATGGTGAGGGTATGACTCGCTTAACTA